ACTTATGCGGGCGGCGGCGGCGGCCAATCAACTCTATCCTACGTTCCTCCGGGTGGTACGGGCGGCGGCGGCAACGGAGCTAGTTCTGGGTCCGTGACTTATCCAATTGCCGGGACTGCCAACACTGGCGGCGGCGGCGGTGGTGGCTCTGTGGGTAGCGGCGGTAGCGGGGCTTCTGGCGGCTCTGGTGTTGTGATTATTCGCTACGCTGGAAGTCAAGTTGCTACTGGCGGAACAGTCACTTCAGCCGGTGGGTACACCTACCACACCTTTACCTCTTCGGGGACGTTTACAACATGAGTCATTTTGCGCAAATTGATGAAAACAATGTTGTCCAGCAGGTGCTGGTCATTGATCAGGCTGAGATTGACACAGGCAATTGGGGTGACCCGGCCACTTGGGTTCAAACCAGCTACAGCACTCATGGCGGGGTGTACTACACCCCAAACAGCAACCCACCAACGCCAGACCCGGACCAGTCTAAAGCGTTTCGCAAAAACTACGCAGGGGTTGGTTACACATGGGATGGTGTAGGTTTTATTCCGCCAAAGGCGTACCCATCATGGGTCATGAACAGTTTTTCGTACCTCTGGGAAGCTCCTGTGCCAATGCCAGAGCCAAACAGTCCGCCGTTTTACGAGTGGGATGAAGCCACAGTTTCATGGGTGTTGGCACCAGACCAACCCCAGCCAATCCCAAGCACAGACAACCCCGGAAGTGCACCCGATGTTATTGGCTAAACCCCTTAATAGCCTTGGCTCCATCCGTGGGGCCATGTACGACTTTGAGAAGGCTGGAGACGTCCTTCCGAAGCACAACCACACCGAAGACAATGTGCACATCACCATTGTGGCGCGTGGCAAGATCAAGGCGTACTCCCATGATTGGGAGCTGGAGGCTATGGCTGGACAGATTCTGGATTTCCGTCCCGGAGAGCCGCATGAGATTTTGGCTTTGGAAGACAACACACGCATCTTCAACATTGTCAAGAACCCTGACCTAAACGCGCCCATCGGGCCAATGGACTACCAACAGGAGCAACCATGAAACTGATCGCCATCATCCTCTGCGCCCTGTCCCTGACGGGCTGCGCCACTGCCGAGTACCAAGCCTATGCCGAAGCTCACAAAGCGCAAGCAGCGGCCCAGACAGCCCGTTTCCAAGCACTGGCCCAGATCGCCCAGCAAGGCGACACCACGGCCAAGGTTGCCGCAGTCATGTCCCTGCAAATGGGTGGTGGTCAACAGAACGCTCAGATTAACGCCCCCAAGAACTGGGCTGACTACGCCATGCAGTGGACGGGTCTGTTGTTGCCAACTGTCGGCCAAATCTACACGGTCAACAAGCAGACTTCTCTTGGCATGCGTCAGTCCGACAACGCCACGGCTCTGGGCATCAGCACCAACCAAGCTTTTGTCGGCATGGCCTCGCAGATTCAAGCGCCCGCAGCCAACGTGACAACCATCGGCGGCAACGGTGTGATCGGTTCAGGTAGCTACTCGATTGGAGCAAACAGTGGAAGCAACTCTGGCAACTCTGGTCGGATTGCTGGTGGCGGTATTACTGACAATACATCTGTTCCTACCGTAGTCCCCACCACAACGACTACGACAACCAGCACACTGTCCTGCACAAACGGACCCTGCTGATGAAAGACTGGGCCGTAGCATTCTGTGCAGCGGCCCTTCTGATCGGGCTTGTGGTTTGGTGCGCAAGTGTAATCGTGCGGTTTGTATGGAGTTTGTAAATGCTTGCCGAAATTGCTGCCGCCAACGCAGCCTTTGCAGTAATAAAAGGTGCTCTGGCCAACGGCAAGGAGTTGCACCAGCTCGGCTCCCGGGTCTTTGATTACTTCGACAACAAGGCCAAGATTCAAGAAGAAGCCACCAAGAAGGGTGGTGGCTCCGACCTCGCTGAGTTCATGGCGCTGGAGCAGCTCAAGCAGCAGGAAGAAGAGCTTCGTGAGCGGATGGTCTACGCAGGTCGCCCGGGTATGTGGAACGACTGGGTAAAGTTTCAAGCTGCTGCGGCACGCAAGCGCAGAGAAGCCAAAGAGGAAGCCGCCCGAGAGGCCAAGAGGCGTCAGGAAGAGCTTGAGAAGATGGCCGAGTACATCGCCATCGGCTTGGCGACTATTGTGCTGGCTGGCCTGATGGTTGGTGGTTTTGTCATCTACATGAAGCACCTGCGATGAGCGACGAGAAGCCAAACGCCAACACAACCCTCGACAAGGTGCTCGGGTATGTGGACTCGCCGTTCAAGCTGTTTGCCATCCTTGTCATGGGCGTAGTGGCCTTCGCTGGCTACTTCCTGTGGCAAAACCAAGAGTTCATGAGGGATGCCTACAAGGAGTCCAAGAAGCTGCCAGAGATAAACACGCCTCGTGCGGATGAAGCCAGTGCCATGCTGTTCAAGCAGACGGGCGCAGCCGTTGTGGCGATCTTCAAGGTCAACCCTCTGTTCAACTCTCGGGTGGTCTACAAGGCGTACACGAAGGACGGCAGGGACAAGAGCATCGACGACATCGACGTGGGCCTGTTCACACACAGCACCCCGAACAACAACGATGTGGTCAAGCTGATGACGGCGGAAATTCCGTGTGGCCCATACCGCTACGCGCAGTCCGAGGTGGGCCTGTGGTACATCGAGAAGGGTGTGACGTTTACATGCCGGATCAGCGTACCGCCAGATCAGAACCGCTTTGTTGGACAGATCACAGTCGGCTGGCCGCAGGAGCCAGAAAACCTTGAACAAGTAAAATTCATGCTGGAGATTGCCAGCGCCATGTTAACCAAAAGGGGTAACTGATGCTTTCACTTTTCTCAACTCTTGGGGGTCTTCTGATCTCCGGTCTCCCGAAACTGCTGGAGTACTTTCAGAACAAGGCCGACCAAGCGCACGAGCTGAAACTGGCTGCGCTCCAAAACGAGCGTGAGCTGGCTATGGCCGCACAGGGCTTTGCTGCCCAACTGAAGATTGAAGAGGTCCGCACCGATCAGGTTGCCATGGAGACCGATGCCCGGATGACTGAGGCAGCTCTTGCGCACGACGAGAAGGTGCTTGAGAAGGCTTCCACATGGGTTGCCAACTACGTGGGCACTGTGCGCCCCACTGTGACTTACATCTTCGTGATTGAGCTGGTGGCGATCAACGCCTTCATGGCTTGGTATCTATACCAGACCCCCGGCCTGATCACCAGCATTGACGACATCATCCGCTACTCCGACCTGATCTTCAGCTCCGACGAGATGGCGATGCTGGGCGGAATCATCGGCTTCTGGTTCGGTAGCCGCCAGTGGAGCAAGAAGTGAAACTGAGCAAGGCAGGTGAAGACCTGATGCACAGGTACGAGGGCAAGCGCTCTCGGCCCTACCTTTGCCCGGCGCACATCTGGACGATCGGCTACGGCCACGTCCTGTACCAAGAGCAGATCAGGCTCCCCATGGTCCGGCCACCGGGCAAGACCAAAGAGGACATTCCCATGATCCGCAGTGAGTTCCCACTGAAACCGGAGGACAACCGTGTCTGGACGAAAGAAGAGATCGACGAACTATTCCGAATTGATGTCGGAACTTTTGAACGGGGTGTTCTTCGTCTTGTGCCCAGCGTGGTTGGGCGTCAAGGCAGCTTCGACGCTCTGGTCTCTATATCCTTCAATTTCGGGCTAGGCAACTTGCAGCGCAGCACCATCCGCATGAAAGCAAACCGGGGTGACTGGGAGGGTGCAGCCGATGCGTTCCGGGCTTGGACCAAGGGTGGCGGCAAGGTTCTCCCCGGGCTGGTTAAGCGCCGAGAGGCCGAGATTGCGCTGTTCTTAAGTTAAGTGCGAAAATGTCGCAACGCTGAGGTAAACCATGCCACTACAGAAAATACTGTTCAAACCGGTGGTTAACCGGGAAAACACCCGCTACACCACCGAAGGCGGTTGGTACGACTGCGACAAAATCCGCTTCCGTCAGGGCAACCCCGAGAAGATCGGCGGCTGGACACGCTTCAGCCCCAACACGTTTTTGGGCGTCTGCCGCTCGTTGTGGAACTGGATAACCATCGGCGGCGCGAACTTGATTGGTGTGGGCACAAACCTGAAGTTTTACATCAATCTGGGCGGGCAGTATTTCGACATCACCCCCATCCGGGCAACACCCACCATCAATGCCAACCCGTTTGTGGCCACGCTGGGCTCCAGCGTCATCACCGTCACGGACACGGCTCACGGCTGCTTGACCGGGGACTTTGTAACCTTCAGCGGCGCTGTCGGTCTGGGCGGCAACATCACGGCAGGCGTGCTCAATGCCGAGTATCAAGTCACTGTAATTAACGCAAACAGCTACACCATCACGGTGTCGGCCACGGCCAATGCGACTGACGTGTCTGGTTCCCCCGGTGGCGGAGCTTCCGTGGTTGCTGCGTACCAGCTCAACACTGGCCCTGAAACGCAAATTCCACTGGTTGGATGGGGCGCAGGGGGTTGGGGTTCTGGTGTTTGGGGTACGAGCGCTTCCGACCCTATTCCTTTGCAGCTCTGGAACCAGTACAACTACGGTGAAGATTTGCTATTTGGCCCCCGTAGCGGCGGCATTTATTACTGGGACTCATCTGCTGGTACGGGAACCCGTGGGGTCAACCTAACCGTCTCCGGCGATGCAGACACACCGCTGTTCCAGAACAAGATCATCGTGTCGGATTCTTCGCGCTTTACTCTGGTATTTGGCACCAACGATTACGGCTCCGCCACAATCGACCCCATGCTGATCCGCTGGTCTGATCAGGAAAACTTCCTCGTCTGGACCCCCGCCATCACCAACCAAGCAGGCAGTATCCGCCTGTCGCACGGCTCGGAAATCATCACCGCCATCCAAACCCGACAGGAAATTGTCACGTTCACGGATCAGGCGCTGTACTCGTTGCAGTACCTCGGACCACCCTACGTCTGGGGCACCCAGTTGCTGGGCGACAACATCTCGATTGCGGGCCCAAACGCCGTGGCACTGGCTTCTGGGGTGGTGTACTGGATGGGCGTGGACAAGTTCTACGCCTACGATGGCCGTGTGCAAACGCTCAACTGCGACTTGCGTCGCTACATTTTCAACGACTTCAACCAAGATCAGGCGGCGCAGGTTTTTGCGGGCACCAATGAGGGATTCAACGAGGTCTGGTGGTTCTACTGCTCGGCAGGTTCCACGGTGGTGGACAAGTACGTCATCTACAACTACCTTGAAAAAATCTGGTACTACGGCACGATGGGCCGCACCGCGTGGCTGGATTCCGGTTTGTTGAGCTTCCCGATTGCTGCGACCTACATCAACAACATCGTAAACCACGAAGACGGGGTGGACGACAACTCCACAGCCGTGCCGACACCCATTGCGGCCAACATCTCGTCCTCGGAATTCGACATCGGGGATGGCCACAACTTCGGGTTTGTCTGGCGCGTGTTGCCAGATTTGACGTTTGATGGGTCATCGTCTTCCCCTACGCCGCAGATCACCATGACGCTGCAAGGACTGCAAAACTCGGGTTCCGGGGTCACCAGCTCCGCCGGTCAGGGCGTGATCAAGGGCAGCACGTACGTCATAACCGAAGAGTTCACCGGGCAGATTTACACCCGGGTGCGCGGGCGGCAGCTCATCTTCAAGATCGATTCTTCGCAGCTTGGCACCACATGGCAGCTTGGCGCTCCCCGGATTGACATCCGTCCTGACGGGCGCAGGTAATTATGGCAACAGGACCAGTATCCAGCCGGTTAAATACCCCTGAGCCTCCCAGCCTCCCGCTGGCTACGGAGCTGTACGAGCGCCGGTATCAGGATCAATTCTCCAACGTGTTGCGGTTGTTTTTCAACCGCCTGATCAATGCGCTGAACTCGCTGCTGGGCACAAACGGGGGCTTGTACCTCCAAAACCCCCACGCCATGCTGATGAGCGATCAGGATCAGGCCAACGCCAGCATCACGGCAGCGAACCAGTTGAGCTTCAACCAGCCCGTGATCACGCAGGGCATCCGGGTGGAGAACACGGATGAAGTTTGGTTTGACAAGACCGGCCAGTACCTCGTGACGTTCCGCTTGCAGGTGAGCAACCGCAGCAACGCTGTGCAGGAGTTTGAAGTTTGGGCCGGATATGACGGCACAAATTACCCGCTGTCCACCACCCGTGTTGATGTCCCTGCCCGCAAAGATTCGAGTACGTGGGGGCACGCTGTGGTGACTGTCTCCGGCATCTTCACTGTTGAGGACCCTGACACCGAGTACCTCACCATTAAGTGGTGGGCCAGCAGCACAGATGTGTTCCTTGAGCACTATCCGGTGGGCACATTG